GGGAACTCCCCCACTTTGGTAAACAATAATCAACAATTTAATATATAAGGGGTTTGGTTTGCGACTGTTTGCTCGCTTTGGTGGTAATTCCAACAATGGCTCTGGATGTGGAGCTTTCTATTGCAATGTGAACAATGTGGTCGGTAACTCGAATTGGAACTATGGTGTGGCTCTCACAAACTAAGTTAAATCAATAAGCAATATTTTTCGCAAGAAAATAAACTCTTATTAATGTAAACCATACTCCGTTCCACTTGGAAAAAATTAGCCGAACAAGAGGCAGGGGTTAGTAATTAGAGATAACGAAAATCCTTGAGGCGACTTAGTAAGACCTCTTGAAATGTTACAGAAAATGGATGTTGGAAAATGAAAACTTGGAAACATTTAATGGCACAAATTGACGATTGTGTTATTGAAGAAGCTCTAAGAGTTGGTAGCAAACGCAAGAAGGAACGCCCTGCTATTAGAAGACTCATCAACGATTATGATAAAAGTGTCACCAGCTTTAATCAGTTTATTGATGATATTCTAACTGGCAAGCAGAAACCTTTAGTGCATAGAGTTAAAGAAATTAACGATGGCTTTAAACTCAAAAAGAGAATGATTATGCAACCCTACTTTACCAAAAGTAAACCAGAACAATGGCTACATCATTTGGTTATACAAATCTTGCAACCTATGTTTATGAAGGGAATGTATGAGTTTTCTTGTTCTTCTGTTCCAAACAGAGGAATGCACTATGGCAAGAAGTATTTAGAAAGATACATTAAGGAACATAAAGGAAAGGTCAGATACGTTCTTAAAGCAGACATTAGACATTTCTATGACAATGTAAATATTGATATTCTCAAAGAACGATTCAGACAATCCATAAAAGATGATGATTTCTTGAAGTTAATATTCTTCATACTTGATTCAAACACAGGATATACGAAAGACGGCAAATTGTATAAGACTGGATTGCCAATAGGGTTTTATACTTCTCAATGGTTTGCTAACTGGTTTTTGCAGCCATTTGACCATTACATCAAAGAAAACTTAGGTGCAGAGTTCTATATGCGTTATGCAGATGACATTGTAGTTTTAAGTAGCAACAAAAGAAAACTCCGTAAGATGCTAACTGCCATACAAGCATACTTAAAAACTATTGACTTGGAATTGAAGCCAAACTATCAGATATTCCAATTTGATTATGTTGGCACTGATGAGCAACATCACGGCAGATTTATAGACTTTATGGGATTTAAGTTTTATTCCAACAGAACAACTATTAGGAAATCAATTTTTATTAGAGCTTGCAGATTAGCAGCAAGACTTCGTAAGAAGCTAATGATATCTTGGTATAACGCAAGCAGAATGATGTCTTATATTGGTTGGTTCTTGAAGACTAAAACATATCTAGCCAAGAAGGAAAAGATTGAAAGCAACGTCAATTATAAAGGTCTGGCAAAGATAATCTCTATACACGACAAAAAAGTAGCAAAGCTATGTAAACAGGAAAATGAATTAAAGAAAGCAGGTTAATGATGGAAATTACTTACTACAAAGCTCATTCAACACAACGACCAGTAGAACTTGATACTACGTCAAGCATTAGTGGAGTTTATTTGCGTAAAAACATACAAGAAGTAACTGTGCAAACGCAAGAAGGTGGTACTCAAATTGAATACGACTATGACGAAGCATATTTAACTAAGAGTGAATACGCTGCTTATACAAACGTAGATGCTCTTACAATGACGGCACTTGACTTCGTTAAAGTTCTAAAAGCATTTGGTATTACTTCTCAGCAAATACACGATTACTTGGATGCACACGAAGATTTAAAAGATGAACTTACATTCTGCCAAAACGTATATTGTGGTGTAGTTAAACAGTTATGCCCTCTTACAGTTGGTGGCACAACAATTACTACTGCTATGGTAGAACAGGCATTTAAAACAAAGAATGGTGTTATTTAGTAAAGGAGATTATTATGAACATATTTCAGAAGATTAAGTTTATTAACAACATTAGCAAGGCTTGGACACGTTCTAAGAAACTAATTGATGAAAACAAAGGTGTAGCAGAAGAAGCTAGACAGATAGCTCTTGAACAGATTGCTTTGTTTGAGAGAATGGGCAAACTATTTCCACCGGCTAAAACTGTTATACAAGGACTCATAGAGATTGTTAAGAATGCTTTGGCATAACATATTTAACTTTATAATCAACCACTTTCACACAACTTTGGACTCAATAGAGTTTTACTGGACTTGGAGATTTTAGATTGGATATTAAGATTCGACCAATAAGCAATATAAATTTCGGCATTTTAAAACACGTTAAGAAAAGACCTTATGGAACATTTATGGATGGCGTTTACAAAGGACTGAACGTAGAAGTTTATGATGCCGATGTTTATAATCAAAGACTAATCTACATCTCTGACAGTTGTAGAAACTTTATCAAGTCTAAGTTGATATATTTCGTTGACGGAATAAAGAAGATTGCAAGAGCAGAGGGCAAAAGGCATGGATAACACTAACTTAATGTGGTATCAAGATGACAATATTGCTATTGGCTTTAATCACAGACCTAATACGCACATGCTTGAACCATTACCATCAATGACTCAGAAAGAGAAGGACTTAATAGAAGAATATCCTTTTATTAACTGTACTTCTCTGAAAGTTTATTTGTTTGACAAGCCAAAAATGCTCTCCCATAAGTTTACAATACCTAAGAGTTTTAGATGGGATGGAGCAACAATACCAAGTCTAATTTGGTTTATTATTGGCTCTAAGACTAATCCTAAGTTTAGAATACCAAGTCTAATACATGATTATATGTGCAATAACAAATACTGTGTTGGATATGATAGAGCATTTTCAACAGAAGTATTTAAAGCACTACTCAAAGTTGCTGGCGTAGGTGAAGTGCGTAGAAATGTTATGTGCTTCTTTGTGGACTTATGGCAAAGATTTCAAAAAGGATGGGAGTAATGCCTAGTTACAAACTTTTACCCAAGCAAAAAGAGTTTTTTGAGATTCCACACGATAACGAACTTGATGTATGTATCTATCAAGGTGGTTATGGTAGTGGAAAGACTTGGAGTGGCTCTCTGCTTGGACTAATGTTGGCAAGGAAATATCCGGGCAGCAAAGGATTAGTATGTGCAAAAGAGTATGAACTGCTAAAGAACACAACTCTACAAGAATACTTGAATCACTTAGACAAGTTTGGATATGTCCGTGACAGAGATTACAGATATAACAAAATAGATAAACAAATATCATTTAAGAACGGCTCTGAAATACTATTTAAGGGCGTAGATGACCCAGAAAAGATTAAGTCATTAAACTTACATTGGGCAGAAGTAGAAGAAGCATCACAAATATCTGACAGTGCTTTCAAACAGTTAATAGGTCGTCTTAGAAACACGGACAGAGGTGCTAATTGGGGAGATTTCAGATACAGACTATTCGGACACACTAACCCACAACCGGACAAAGGTTGGATATGGAAAAGATTTGTAGAGAATCCTAAAGAAAATTACAGGCTTATCATAGCTCCTACAAACGAAAACATACACTTGCCTAAACACTTTGTAGAAGAACTCAAGAATGAATATGACCCAGAATACTATCGTATTAACGTACTTGGTGAATTCGGCAACTATTCTTCCGGCTTAGTAGTTAAGAACTTCACAGAAGAAAACTACACAGACTTGGAATACAACAGAAATATGGACTTGTATTTATGTTGTGACTTCAACGTTGACCCAATGTGCTGGGAGATTGCTCACAAAGACAATGAGAACTTCTACTTCTTTGATGAACTTTGTATAGAAAATACATGTACTCAGCACTGTGTAGAAGAATTCATCAGACGTTATCCAGACCACGCTTCTAAGATTATAGTAACTGGCGATGCTTCCGGCAATTTTAGACACTCCGGAGCAGAGTTCACTAACTATATGATAATCAAACAGGCACTTGAAGGATATGGTTATCAAGTAGAGTTTAAGCTAAGAAACTTTAACCCACCAATCCTT